ATTTACATTTTGATATTGAGATAGAGAAAGAGAATTTTACGAATCATAATCATTATAGTTATTATTACGATGAAAAAAGTATTCAAAAGGTTATAGAATTATCCTCAAAAGATATAGAAGTATATAGTTATAGTTATGAGGAATATAAATAATGGTTATTGATATTTATCAATGTATAGTATTTCCGAAAAATTAAGGCGCAAAATTTATGAATAAACATACTTTATTTAATACATTATTGAATGAAATAACATCAAGTAATTCGTCCTGGCCATCACAAAATGTAGGTGTTATGGTTAGTTTTGATTATACCACAACAACGATGGCATCTTATGGATATGCAGACCCTGTTGCAGGAACTATATTTGAGAGTGGTAGAGGAGAATCGGAAACAGCAATTACACCTGCAATGAGACCCGCAGAAGACCACGAACATAAGCTTTATGAAATGAATTCAAATCCATATCATTGGATTAATTCAGCTTCTTTTTATGGTTTTTATGATAGAATTACAACTTATGTTAGTGAAAGTAATTATGATAATGTTGTATTATTAAAACACGTACGACCTGAAGGTCAAAATCCAAAAGAAGAAGCCGTAACATTGTTTAGTCAAAGTCTTGCAACAAAAGATATTAGTTTAGAGGAAGTTGATTATACATTTTATACAAATACTCATTTAACAGCAGCAAATTCAGGAAGTTTCTATGTATTTCAAGAATCTCCTTACAAACTTGCAAGTGGACTATCACATATCGTTAGTGGTAGTTTTGAAAAAACTGAATTCCGTAGGATTTTGGCATCATCTTCAGTTTCTTCATCATTAATACCACTTTGGGATTCTGATAATCCTACTACAAATGTTTGGGGTCCTGATTATGTTATTAAAAATAATTCAACTGATAACTCAATGGCCATTGGTGGTCAAATAATTAAAAATTATAGACATACTGGTAGTAATGAGGTAGTGGATACTTACGCCAGTTATACTGGAAATCAATATGTTATAGAAGAATTTGTTCTACCTGAGTTTGTATCTGCAAGTTTAGCTTCTGCATCTTCTGCTGCATTTGTTGATAAACTTGATATACCATATGGTACGGCAACTTATTTAACAACACCAACGAAAAATATTTTACTAAGAGATGACTGGAGTGGTGGACTTGGTTTAGCGAGAACAAATAGAGTTAAAATGAGTTCAGATGGTAGTACTTGGAAACAAATATCAACACACCTTTCACGAGTAGTTCCTTCTGGATCATTAGTTAAAACACCAACTGGAACAACGGCAATTATGAATGTAGACATTGGTGATACAATTACCTCTTATTTACCCGTTTCACATTCTACTGAAGATTTTGGTTATTTAGATTATTCAACAAATACATTGAGTGGTTCTACCGCAGGTACTTCAGAAGTAGTGAATATTACATATGGTAGAGAGTTTACTTATACACAAATTTTTTATGAAGTGGACGGAGATGAGATAATGGTTCGTGTATCTACAGAACATGCAAATCTTTTCATAAAAGATGTTGATACTAATTTATGGGGATGGAAAACACCACCATTTTTGAAGGTTGGTGATAAGATGTTGAACGCGACTGAACAAGAACTTGAAATCACAAGAATGCTTGAGAGTGTTACGGTAAATGAAGAATATTATGCATTAGATGTTGAGGATACGGATACTTATTTTGTTGATGGTATATTGATTCATAATGGTAATAAAAAAGGCACTGGATCAGATGGTTCTTATACTTTAAATTACAAAGGAACTGGATGGAGTGGTACGATTCAACATAGAGTTTACTCACGTGATGCAAGTTGGGGAGCAAGACAAATATGGGCTAGCGAGGGTGGTGCATTTTGGAACATTCCCAATAATACTTGGAGAACCTATACTTCCACATACACAACCAACAATGATGGTACAGGAGGCGGATTTGCATCCACAGTTGATGGTGGAAGCTATGATAATGTTGTGGTTTACAGTTATCATGGTAATGGATATGCAGATGGTAGTTGGAGTTGGAGTGGTACAATAGCTTATGCTAACAATTGGGGGCCAGCAAGCTATACTGCATACTTTGGTCATTATACAAGTGCAGGTACTTCAACATTAACTACAACTTTTAGTAGTGATTACAGAGCAAAAACAGATATGGATTGGATTGGTAAATCTAAATCTGGTCTTAATATTTATGAGTTCTCATATAATTGGGATAAAGATATTCGTTATCAAGGAGTTGTTGCACAAGAACTTTTAAATACTAAATATGAAGATAGTGTGGTTCAAATGACTGATGGATATTTAGGTGTAGATTATAGTAAATTGGATGTAGATTTCAAACAGGTTACTTAATGGAAACAAAATGGTGTAAAATGCATTGTGATATGCAATTATACACAAAACAATCAGTTATAACCAACAATGTATATTGTGTAAGTGATATTAATAACTTTCCAAAAGAACAAATACAAATTGCATTAGATAATTTTGAAAAAAAATACAATTGGACACAATGGACGATTGAAGATGCAGAAAAGAGATTTAGAGAGAAATGGAATTTATATTTAATTGAAACTGAAGATTCATCTATTATTGGATGGGTTTGGGTTTCTTTTGAGGGAGAAGTCTTAAATGCACATTCCAATCATGATTTCAAAGAGTATTTTAGCGACAAAGAAGATATTACAGATATTATGGGTGCTTTTATGATGAATTACTCAAAGGACTTGGGTTATAAAAAATTATTTGCAAAAATAGAAGATTGGAATAGACCAAGTTTAGAATGGGCAATTAGACATACTTGGGTTTATGATGAGGACTAAATAAAGTTTAATTTGAAAATTTAAATGTCTATTTATAATAGACAAGTTATATAACAATAAGGAGTTATAATATGGCAGATAAAACTACACAATTATTAGAAGAACGCAAAGTAAAAGCATTAGAAAAAATAGCTAATGTTTTGGATGCGTTAACACTTTGGTTTGAAGATATCGAAAAAGCCGAATGGGGTGATAGACTTGAATGGTACTTATCAGAGTACTATAATAAATATGTAGCCGAAAAAACTGAAGAAGAGTAATGAAACTTGGTGTAATTGTCCCGTATCGTAAACGGCCAACACATCTTAGAAGATTTCGTGAATCTATTGAATCGTATTTAAAAGGCCAAGATTATGAATTAATCGTAGTTGAGCAAGCAGATGATTTACCATTTAATCGTGGTAAATTATTAAACATAGGGTTTAGAACTGCGTTAAGAAAACAATGTGATTATGTTGTGTTTCATGATATTGATATGCTGCCAATTGATGTGGATTATTCTTATTCGGAAGTTCCACTTCATCTTGCAACAAATTTTACTAATTCCAAAAGAGAAATATTTGATACTTACTTTGGTGGAGTAACTTTATTTCCAGTAGATTTATTCAAAAGAGTAAATGGATACTCTAATGAATATTGGGGATGGGGATTTGAAGATGATGATTTACTTTTACGATTAACCGAACAAAATGTATTTACTGATTTTGATATTTATGAAGTACCAAAAGAAAATACTGCAGGTTTATATATACATGGAGATGAAAGTTATATAGAATGTAAAAATATGATTGACATTCATGAAGATTTTACTATTCATTGTACTTTTAAACCAGATGAAATAATACCTGATTATGATAAGTCGTTTGATGAAATGTGCGTATTTAGTATTCCAGGCTGGGATACAACGATATGTTACAATTCATTTAATCGTTATAAATTTGAGTGTTGGGATATTGGTAAAGAGTGTCATCAAATCACTTCCGATTATAGTTATCCAAGATTAACAAAAATTACCGTAACATATAGTAAATCAAATCGTATGTTAAAAATGTATCAAGATGGTAAGTTGGTTGGAAAGAAAACAATAACAAGAAAAATATTTAATTCTCATCAAGAAAATTTCTATATTGGTATAGCATCAGTTGAAAGAGAAGATGATAGAAAAAGTTTTCGTGGATTCGTTAGTGATTTTGCATATTGGAATAAATCATTGGCAAAAAACGAAGTAAAAGAACTTCATGATAGTTTTGGTATGAGTTATTTATGTGATATGAATCAATACAATAGTTCAAATAACTTAAAGATTTATTATGATTTCAAACATATTAAATTAAATAATTCTTATCAATATGAAAAAGGTAAAGTAGTTAATTTAGTAAATCAACGACATTTTGGAACACTATATAATTCAATTCCAAAATTACAAAAAGAATTAGAACAAAAAAGAATATCTATTCCTGTCAGAAGAAGCAGTAAGTTTAAAATGATAAAACACACACCAGAAGGTTATTTGGAAGGTGGTTGGAAAACAGAATCTACAAGATTGAATCAAATACGGTTTTATAATCAAATATTAGAAAACAAATCTAATCTTACATCAGATGGACTTACTACACTTAAATTTAAAACAATTTCAAAAACAAATCAAGAAAAATATACATTTATTTCGGTGGAGTTATGAAGTTAGGTATTTGTATTCCATATAGAGATATTGGTGATGGTGTTAGAAAAAAACATTTAGATACTTTGATACCACACTTAGAAAAGTTTCTTGGTGAGAAAGGTATAGAGTTTAGATGTTATATTGGACACCAAGTTGACGAAAATAAGTTTAACCGAAGTGGTACGAAGAATGTTGCATTTCTTGCAGCTAAAGAAGATGGGTGTGATTATGTATGTTTTCATGATGTAGATATGTTACCACAAGATGATTGTGATTACTCACATCCTGGTGATACACCTAAACATATTGCAACTTGGTTATCTCAATGGGATAATACATTAAGAGATATACATTATTTTGGTGGAGTAGTGATATTCACTATAGAACAATTTGAAAAAGTTAACGGATATTCAGCAGATTATTGGGGTTGGGGATTTGAAGATGATGATTTGTTTTGGAGATGTATAAGAAAAGGATATTTTAAACCAGAATATATTGAATCTCCAGGAAGTACAAAAGTTTTACAATTTGATGGAGTGGAAACACACATTAAAATTCCAATCACAAATAGTATAATGAATATACCAAATAAATCTTGTGAGATAGAAGCAATTGTACATTCAGAAATAGAAAGTGAAGATAAAGAATTTTTAATTGGTAATGAAGTAGGACATTTAAAATATCCAATAGTATCCAGAAAAGGTTGGGATTTCGATATATCGTATAATAACTCTAAAGCATTTTCTTATTGTTTATGGGGAGTTAAAAATGAATTAAATTATGGTTGGATGATGAGATATCCAAATCAATGGAGTAAAGTTAATTTCAAAGTTGATACTCGAATGCAAGAAAGAACAATTACTATTAATGATGAGTTGTATGATGAGAAGTTTGGCCCACAAAAATCAATATTACCATTTGAGGGTAGATTGAAACGATATGGAACTACACCATTTTATATTGGAAAGAATCCACCAAATAGATATGATCCTATGAGAGATAGAAATCGTCCATTTAAAGGTAAGATGTATTCGATAAAAATGTGGAATTATAAAAATGAATTAGTATTACATTATGATATGAGTAAGTCTTGGAGAAGAGATAAATTATTAGATTTAAGTGGTAATGAAAATCATGGTGAATTAATACTTGGTAAAGGAAGAATTACCAAAGATAATGTACAGATAGCAAAAACAATTACACCCGATAGAAGATATGGTACGATGGAATGTATGTATCATGATGATGAGGGTATAGTTAATCAGAGTTTTGCAGGAGACCCTGAACAAACTTCTGTAAATGAAATATTTTATAAGAAAGAAATGCAAAAAGAAAAAGTTAATATAGAAGAAAATGGTTTAAGTGAAATGAAATACAAAATAGTATCTAAAGATAATATTTATAATAGACATAAGTTAATTAATGTGAGGTTTTGATGGCAGATAAAGAAAAAGGTTATAAAACGAGAACCTATTTAGAAAAAGATGCACCACATCTTGTTGAGACCAAGACTAAGTTAGATAAGGTTGGTAAAGGTATGTGTTTAGCAAAATGGACACAATCAACAATCCATTTGCAACTTGGTCATACGCATAGTTGCCATCACCCAAGAACTCACAAAATTTCAACAAAAGAGATTGCACGAAATCCAAGTGCACTACACAATACTCAATATAAAAAACTTCGTAGAAGAGAGATGTTAAATGATAAACGACCACCCGAATGTGAGTATTGTTGGAATGTAGAAGATAGTTCAGAGAGATTTAGTGATAGAGTATTTAAATCAAGTGAGAGTTGGAGTTTACCACATTACGATGAAATTGTAAATGCAGATTGGAGAGAGGATTTTAATCCAAGATATGTAGAGGTTGCTTTTTCAAATGCTTGTAATCAAAAATGTAGTTATTGTGGGCCAGCATTTTCATCTACTTGGATGGATGAGATAAACAATCATGGTGGTTACAAAACTACTACAGGGTTTAATGACCCAAGAGGTTTAGTTGCAGAAAGTAAAGTTCCAATTCCACATAGAGATTATAATCCATATGTAGGGGCATTTTGGAAATGGTGGCCAGATTTGTATCAAGATTTACACACATTTAGAATTACAGGTGGAGAACCATTATTAGCAAAAGATACATTTAAGGTATTAGATTATATCATAGAACATCCTAATCCAAATCGTAATTTAAGTTTTGCAGTCAATTCAAATTTAGGTGGACCACCACAATTAATTGATAACTTTTTAGAAAAGATGAAACGAATCGAAGATGAGGATAGAGTAAGAGAGTTTATTTTTTTTACATCAGTTGATACCTGGGGAGAACAAGCAGAATATGTTCGTAATGGATTAGATTTTAATTATTTTTGGGATAATTGTCATAAAGTATTAACTACATTACAAAGATGTAATTTAACATTTATGTCAACATATAATGCATTATCAGTTCCAAGTTATAAAAAACTTATCAATGGAGTTTATAAATTAAAAGAAGATTACTCATCATTAGATAGATATTGGAATTCAGCAACATTTTTAGATTCAAGTTATCTTAGATATCCACAACATCAGACAGTCCAAGTTTTACCAATGAAGTGGTCAACAGAAATATTACAACAAGCACAATTACTCGATTATTATGCATTACCAGTATTTGAACATATGTACACAGGTTACTCGGATATTGAGATTCAAAAAGTTAAGAGAATATATGATTGGATGTTATCAAGGAATTTTACTAAATTGAGAGATGATGAAGTATTAAAAAGAAATAGACATGATTTTGGTATATTTTTTAAAGAACATGATAAAAGAAGAAGAACAGATTTTTGTAAAGTATTTCCTGAGTTAGCTGATTTTTATCACAAATGTTTGGAGATTAAGTTATGAGAATAGATGATCCGTTATTTATTACTACAAAACACAAGAGTGATTTAAGTACATATGAAGTTTTTTCAATTATGGAAGGGAATGTTACTTTTTGTGCAAGAATTAAACCAGATTGGGATAAGTTTAAGTGTGATGAAGATGTTGGTGTGGTTATTAAAAATGGTAAACACGCAGGTATACAATTATCAAAAAATGAACTTGGAGAGGGGTTTTTAAAAGGCATACTTTGGGTTACTAATGAAGAGAAAGGTGATTATCCAGTCCAAGTGTTTAATAATGTTGGTATAGTACCAAACGATGATTGGTGGGATGTAGCATTTAGATGTGATTTAGAAAAGAAAGAAATATCTATTATGGTTAAAAAAAGAGATTGGGATGGACCATATACTGAATCTATAAAGTTTGATGGTGAACCAGTTGATTATACAGAGGGATGGTTATGGGTTGCTTGTAATAATGCATTAGAAATGACACCCGATGAAGATAAAGGATTCTATAATGGTGAGATAGATAAATTTGGTGTGTTTGGAAAGGCGTTGAATGAAACAGAGTTTGTAAAGTTTTTCAATAATGATTTTGTTTTAGAAGATTGGAAAAAAGATAAACCAATAGCAGTATGTACTTTTGATAAGAGAACACCATATAAGTTTTGGGATGAATCTATGAATGGTAATTACTTAATAGTGTACCGACCAGAATGGGGAGATTTATTTTGATATTAATATCACATAGAGGGAATGTTTATGGTAGAAATCCATATAAAGAAAATAGACAAGATTATATTCAAGAGGCAATAGATAACGGTTTTGATGTTGAGATTGATGTGTGGTATATTGATAATCAATTTTGGTTAGGACATGATAAACCACAATATAAACTTTCAGAGGGATTCTTAGAACATCCAAAGTTGTGGTGTCATGCAAAAAATATTGATGCGTTGTATGTTATGAATATGAATTATCATATTCATTGTTTTTGGCACCAAGAAGATGATGTTACATTAACTTCAAAAGGTTATTTGTGGACTTATCCAGGTAAACAATTGACTAAAAAATCTATAATGGTTGTTCTCGATAATTCTGCACCAAAATTACCAGAAGTTACAGGAGTATGTTCTGATTATATAGGAGATTATAATGAGTAAAATAATAGTATGTGATGGGGATAGTTGGACTTCTGGAGATATAGTAGACCCAAATCTTTTTGGAGACAATCTTGAGCATGTAAATCATCCAGCTAATAAAGAGTATAGATTACCAAGAGTTTGGCCTGGAATGCTTGATTATAAAAGTATAAACGAAAGTGAAGCTGGTTCATCTAATGATGCAATAGTTCGTAGAGTTTATAGAAATGTTCTTAACTTACTAAAAGAAAACAAACCAGAAGACTTGTTTGTAATAATAGGTTGGTCATCACCAGAAAGAAAAGATTTTTACTATCATGGTAAACACACATCTTGGGAAACTTTATATCCAGCACAATTAGAACAAGATTTTAATTTTCATGATAAAGTTGCGGAAAAAGATTTACAAACATTTTACAAAATATATTTAAAATATTTTTGGAATCAAGAAGAATATCTTGAAAGGTACATACAACAAAATTTATCCCTACATCATTTCCTACTTAACAAGGGTATTAAACATTTATTTTTTGATGCATTCTTTGAATCAAAAGAAAATGGGTTATGGGGAGATGAAGAGTTATTAGACCACTTATCTGATTCAGATACAATACAAGAAGAATTTATCAAGTTGAGGGAAGAATTTTTTATTCCGATTTCAATGAAACAATACTTATTAAATACCGGCCATGAGTTTATGTGGGATGGACATCATCCAAGTGAACAAGGACATAAACACTGGTCAAAGAATATAAATAAAATTTTAAAGAGTGTTATATGAATAAGTTATGGACATTTGGAGATTCGTGGGTTTGGGGTACAGGTATAAACAGATACGAACATGGTTTTACTAAACACCTTTCAGATGAATTAGGATTGAAAGATTATAATTTTGGTATGGGAGGTATAAATAATCTTTATATAGTTGATGTACTTTCATCTGTTGTATCTCAAATTTCTAAAGATGATTGTGTATTGGTATGTTTTACTACACCACATCGTGATGACCCAGCAAATCTAATACCTGGTTTTTTAAAATATATTGATAAAACAATAGAACTTTTAGATGAAAGAGGATGTTACTATAAACTAACACAAGCATTTAATCCAATCTTTGGTTATGATTATATTGTTGAAGATAGAGATTATCCTAAATTTATTGAATGGGGAAAACCTAATAATACACTTTTAGATATAATCACTAATAATTGGTTAGGTGATAAAATAAATATTTTTATGGATGAGGGGAAGACTAATTGGGAGTCATGGGGTATGGAAAAAAGTGAAATATTCTGTGAACATGATGGTAAACATCCAAGTGAGAATGGTCATAAAGTAATTGCAAAAAAATTATTAGAGTACATGGGAGATTATAATGATTAAATTAATTATTTTTGATTTAGATGGTGTATTGGTAGATGCAAAAGAAATACACTATGAGGCACTTAATAAAGCACTTTCCAATATTGATGAGAAGTATGTTATCAATAGAGAAGAACATCTATCTACATATGATGGCAACACTTCAATTACAAAGTTAAATCTTTTAACAAAAAATAAAGGATTACCTTATGAATTACACGATACAATTTGGGAAGATAAACAAAACATAACTATCCAAATGATTGATGAATTAGAGAAAGATGAAAGATTGATAAAGGTTTTAAAACAATTAAAAGATGAAGGATACATACTTGCATGTGCTACTAATTCAATTCGTGATAGTGCAAAACTACAATTAATTCGTAGAGGATTTTTAGAACATTTAGATTTTGTTTATTCTAACCAAGATGTTATAAATCCAAAACCATATTCAGAAATATATTTAAGGTGTATTATAAAAGCAGGAGTAAACACAAAAGAAACAATTATATTGGAGGATTCTGATTTGGGTAGAGAGGGTGCACGACAGACAGGTGCATATGTTTTAGATATTGAAGATTCAAGTGATGTTACTTATGAAAAAATTAAAAACTTTATAAACGAGTGGGATTATATAAGTGAGAGGATTTATGATAGCATTAACGGATAGTTTTAATCAAGTTAGTATGCATGACCCATCACAAGATATAATTGATGTATATAAACACATACCTGAAATAACTGAAAAAGATAATCGTGGTGAAACTATATGTAGACCTTTATTCTCACATTCAAGTTTACCAAACACTTTAGATTTAGATGAAGTTGAAGTAGATGATTTTGATTTTAAATCTGAATTTAGTTATTTTGTTTATGTTCATCATAATCAAGAATTGTGGACAAAACATTTAGATTTAATTCCTAAAAAAGTTTTGGATGGAGTTAGAAGTGGTAAAGGTAAACTTATATTTGATAATAGTTTAGAGGGAGAGAGAATTGATGGTAGATTTTTTATAAATCCATTTTATGAAAGTATTGATAAGTTAAACTTACCAACAGAAAACATTTATTTTATTACAAATAATTTGATTGCAGAAAAAACTCATAATGAATATAATAGAAAAGATAAAATAAATGTAATATCAATAATGTGGAATGTATTTGATGTTCAACGATTGAAAAAATTAAAACATTTACCTAATAAAATTAATCTCCCAAATGAATTAGATTATAAAGAAATTAATTCTACTAAATACTTTTTAAAAATCAATAGAACAAATAGAGTTGAAAGAGATTTATTTATGATGTTTTTAAATTTTGAAAAACTACTTGATAAATGTTTAATTAGTTTTCCAGAATTATATATAGAGAAAAATTATCCAAATCAATTTTACAAATACACACAGCAAGAAAACATTAATGATTTAAAATCAAAACTACCATTTGATATTGATGAAACAGATGAAACAAATCAAGGGCCCGCAGGATATGGTGAGGGATTTTTTAATGCAGATTTACCATTTCAACCAATACATTATAAAAATTCTTTTATTAGTATTGTGATGTGTGCGTTTCCATTTGAAAAAAATGCATATCACTTACATAGTTCGACATTTAATCCTATGTATTGTGGACATCCAATAATACAATTTGGCCCACATAAAACATTAGAAGTTATGAAAGAATATGGATTTAAAACATTTAATAAATGGTGGGATGAAAGTTATGATGATGAAAAAGATGATTGGAAAAGATTAAAAATGATTATGGATTTAGCTTTAAAAATATCTAAAATAGATAATAATATATTGTTGGGAATATATAAAAATATGAAAGATGTTTTACAACACAACATCAATGTAATAGAAAATTATGATATAAAAACAAATTTATATGATAGGATATATAATGATTAATCACGAACATAAATTTATTTTTATTCACATACCAAAATGTGCAGGTATGTCAATTGGTAGAACTCTTTATAATTTAGTTGGTAAAGACCCAAAAACCTACGAGGGTTTTAAAATACATCACGATGAGTTTGATGAAAACATTTGGAAAGAATATTTTGTTTTTACTTTTCTTCGTAATCCACTTGATAGATTATATTCACAATATCGTTATAGAGATTTTTTATATCAACACGATTTTGAATATGCTGTAAAAAATATGAAAGAATTATTTATACAACAATATTCTTATAAAGAACCAGGCACACATCCAACAAACGGAAGTATAATGGATATTGTTAATAATTATGGTGAGTGGATACATTATCCAGGCCAAAGACAATTTTTAAACGGACAATATAGTAACGGAATAGATAAAAGACCATATATAGATTTTTATGGTAAGTATGAAACACTACAAGAAGATTTTGATTATGTTTGTGAAAAAATAGGATTACCACAAACAAAATTATTACATGAAAATAAATCGAATAACGAAAAGGATTTAGATTATGAACGAAAATTACTTTAATGGTAAATATAATATAATTAAATCAGATATGTCATTTAAGGATGAAGTATTTCGAATTAGAAAACAAGAATTAGATAATGATGAAGTTTTTTCAGGTAATTTAATATTAAATAAAGAATTTAAAAATTTAGATTATGAAAAAATATATTCATTACCATTAGATGATAAATCAATTTATGTTAAGGATTTTGAAAATTCACCACATGCAAATCAATGTAGTGTTGATGATAGTATTATGTATTGTGGTTCTTTTGTACTTTGGTTATTAGGTAACTTTGATAGAAATGATTATTCACTTTATGCAAATTTACGAAGACATGGAATAGTGTTAAGAAGAATTACTGATGAGGTATTAAAATGAGAATGGCAGTTTGTTTAAGTGGTCAATTGAGACAATGGGAATTAGCATTAGATAATCAAAAATGGTTTTGGGAAAGTTCAAAAGCAGCTGGTGTGGAACAAATAGATTATTTTATTCATACTTGGAATTATAGTGGTGATAGAGAGGGAGTATCACAACCATATGTTATGAGAAATGTGAATGATGATGAATTTGAAAAAATTTGTTCTGAATATGAAGTTAAAGGTTCTATCTATGATACTAAACCATCAAGTTGGTTTTATGATAATGACCATTGGAGTGCATTATTTTATAGTTTTGCACAATCAGTAATGTTAAAAAGAAAATATGAATTAGAAAATAATTTTGAATATGATGTGGTAGTAAAATCAAGACCAGATGTAGTATTTAATCCAAAGATGGGTTGTTGTTTCGAAACATTATGGGATAATCAGTTGTTTACTTGTCATGGTGGTGAAATGGAACATGAGTTTGGGATGTTTAATCTTGATGATTGTGTATTTTATTCAAATTCTTATACTATGGATTTATTAGTTAATATGTATTTTTATCGTCAAAAGTTAATTGATATTAGAGATATGAGTGTAGAAAAACTATCAACTCAACAACTTGGGCCTGGAGTATTGATGCATGAATATTGTAGAGAATATGGAATTACACCAATCTGCACAGGAGACTTTTTACCAACATTATTAAAACTTGGTTGTCCTACTGATTTAGATTTATTTAAACCTAAAGATTTTAATAAAATAGAAAAACATTTTAGGGCATTTTACAAAACATGAAAATAGGAATATATATTTGTTCAAATGGTTACGGACATTTTCATAGAATATTACAAGTATGTTCAAACTTACCTTATTATGATATTGATATCTATTGTGAACGATATCAGTATAATAGATTTAATCCACAACTACCAAATTTAAATTTTATTTTTTATGATGAATCTAATATACGATGGGATAAAAAAGAATTTGGTTCACTTGATGTAGGTGATATAGATAAATATGATAAAGTAATTACAGATAATTTAGTTGAAGTTTTAAAATATAGACCAGATGCAATCTATAGTGGTTCTTTTTTATGGAGTGATGTTTGGAGAGATAGGTTTGGTGATAATAAATTTTCAGATGAACAAGATAAAATATTTCATGATGTTAAACCAAAAGTTATTTGTAATGGTGATGTGGTGTTTGGACAATTAAAAGATTATGAAAATAAAATTGATATTGGATGGGGATGTAAAGATGACTTTAAGGATATAAAGGATTTTAATTTAGATACTATTGTTTGTGTTCCACCATCTTTAAATCATACTGATGAATATACAGAAAAGTTTTTAGAAATACGAGAAGATTATCAGAATGATTTTAATTTTAGTTTTAATTTAAATCATACGGAAAATTCACTTTTTGTTATTAGACCTGGATTAGGAATGATAACCACTTGTGTTTCTAAACGAATACCAATTATTGCTTTATGGGCAGATGAGGATTCAAGTGAAATAAAACATCTAGCAAAAAGAGTAGAAGAATTGGGTATTGGTAGGAGATTAAATGTATATGATGATTTTGAACTACCAATGAATATAGATGAATGTAGAGAATCATTTAAGAAATTAAAGTTGAATGGTTATAAGAAATTTGCGAGGTTATTAAACATATGATATATGCAAATTGTGATATGAATCCAATACAAGGTGAAAAATTTCAAGATTTATGTACTACACAGATTAGTAAACTGGAACATAAATCATTTGAGTTAAAAGATGCAATCTCAATAGATGTAGATGATTTTGACTTTACTGATTATGATAATTCAGAATTGGTTTATTGTAATAGTTCATTATTGAATGCAGATAAACCTAAATTAATAGAATCAAAGTTGTATGAGAAGTTAGAACAATTAAAAAATCCATTTAAGTTAGTGTTACATAATTCAGATGATAATTTTAATGAGGAACAATTAAAATATTTGAATATACCAAATTGTAAAAAAATATATACTCAAAATATGAACATATATCATAAAGATGTTTTACCTTTACCAATTGGGATAGCAAATAGTTTTTGGAAGTGGGGTAATTTAGATATTTTTGAAGGGGTTTTGAATACTGATATAGATATAAAATCAAATTTTATTTATGTAAATTTTACAAAAACAGGTGGTGTTCGTGATGAAAATAGATTAGAATGTTATGAAAATGTAGAAAAACAAAATATACCATTTGTTGATAATATGGAATATGAAGATTATCTCAATACTTTAAAAACTTATAAATATTGTATATCACCAGAAGGTAATGGTATTGATTGTTATAGAACTTGGGAATCACTTTATTTAAAGGTTGTTCCTATTTGTAAGAGAAGTGTAATGGTTGAATATTTTTCAACAATATTTCCAATATTTATAGTTGATACTTGGGATAATTTAGATATAAATTGTTTGGAAAAACAATACGATAGTTTTAATTGGGATAATTGGCATTTATTAGATTTTGAAACATATTGTAAATGGATGGGATTATAATGATTTACTCATTTGGAGATAGTTTTACTGCAGGACTTGGTGTTGATAGAGAATATGAAACTTCTCAATTAGGTGGTCATCCAGATTGGGATGTTATGACGGATGATGAAAAGAATGCCCAACGAAGTAAAGTAGAAAGATTTAGAAATAAAAATTCTTATACTGCTCACTTTGCTCGCAAGGTCAATATAGGTTATTCAAACAAAGGACAATCAGGTTGTTCTAATATTGATATTTTAAATTTAATATTTGAATATGGAGATAATTTTAAACAAGGTGATATAGTTTTTGTAGGATTTACTTCTTCACTTAGAAATCCAATATCATTTTTTCCACGCAAGTTTTCTGAATCAGAATGGAAATTAGCACCAAATTTAGATGTGCTAAAAGATTTTACCACACTTAAAGTAAATAAAAATATGCTAGAACTTTACACAGAAGAATCTATGTCATTTTTTCAAGATTACTCTAAGTTTTATTTAACAGAAATGTTTGATGAACAATATTATGAAATAGTAAATTACAACATAATAGTATTTTTACAGAAATATTTTGAGTATAAGAAAGTAAATTACATAATGTTAGATGCTTTTGATTATATGGTTAATAAAAATTACAAACACATTGATACAAAATATTATTGGAGTTTTAATAAAGAAACTATTTATTCTTATATAGTAAGTTTTAATGATGAAGGTTTATTAGAATTAGGTGGTTATAATCCATACAACCAAGCACCACGACATCCAAGTATCGAGGGACATAAAATTTTGGCAGAAGAACTTTATAAATTTTATAAAAAGGTATATAATGGTTAACTATTGGTTTGATACATTTAAACATTTGAAACCTTTTGATATAGTACCATATCAAGAGATGGTTGATTTATATTTAAAAAATCAATCATTATTAGAAAAAAGTGGTAGAGAAAAACTTGGTGGTGATAATGAACGACCAGTAAATTCTGATGTAGAAGAGGTTGACCACAAAGGTTTTTGGTTAGGATATAATCCAAGATATTATAATATAGACCCGTTGGGTGATAAGGTTACACAGGCAAAGGCAGATGTGGTATCAATGGATATGACTGGTGTGGGTAAAACTTGGGATGATTTTATTTACTTAGAACTACCAAGTTGGTTATTCAACAAATATCAAACTGCAGTTCATTCTAATCGTGATGTAAGTTACTTTAGAAAGTTTATGTGTGATGTTGATAAAACAGATTTAACAAGAGATAGTGTACTTAAACTAAAAGATGAATATGATAAAAAATATAAAGATGTTGGAAAGTATGTAGATTACTTTGGTGATTTTAATGACCCTGCATGGAGATTAGATTTAGATGTTTCTCAGTATATTTCTATAAAAACACAAGGGTTGATTTATCCAATTATGTTTAATAGTAAAAAACATGCCTTTAGTAGAGGTACACATCGAGCATTATTCTTGGCCCATACTGGTAGTGATGTTCCTTTTGTAATGCAATATCCTAAGAAAAGAAAGAGATGGCAAATTGAATTAGCAGAAAACTTTGATGAACAGAATGTAATAATGAAAGTTAATTTAAAAGAAAAATCTTTGAAGTTTTATAGAGATGATGAAGAATTAATATGAAAACATTAGCAGGAATTATACACGCAAGAAAAGATAGTACGAGATGTCCAAATAAACATTTACGACCATTGGGTAATACAACATTGATTGATATAGCCTTGGAAAATTTAAGTAAGTTGGATGTGGATGAAAAGTATCTTGCAGTGTATGACCAAGAATTAAAAGATAAAGTTATTGATGGTGTTAAAATACTACATAGAGATTATGATTCAGTTGCACAAGGTAATTGTCATCATTCAATTTATTATAAACATTTAAATAATGTGGAATCTGAATTTATTGTAAATTATAATCCATGTCAACCATTTTTACAAGTGGATAAATTGAATGAATGTATTAGAATTTTTAAAGAAAGTAGAATGAAAAGTATGATTACAGTCAAGAAAGAAAGAAATTTCTTTTGGGATAAACATCAAAATCCAATAAACTTTAAACCTAATGATAGATTATCCACTACTGCAGGGCCTTGGGTTTATTCTGCAACACATTCGTTAGTTTTTTATGAAAAAAATTATATGTTAACGGAGTGGGAATTATTTCCAAATATAAAAGATAATCCATTTCCATATGTAGTGGATTGGAGTGAAAAGGAATTATTGGATGTAGATACAGAAACCGATTTTAATATTGTGAGGCAATTAATATGAAATATGTTATAGATATAGATGGAACAATTTGTAAAGAAGAAGGTAAGGTTATAGGAAGAAAACCTTATAAAGATAGAATTGCAAAAATAAATAAGTTGTATGATGAAGGACACACAATAGTTTTCTATACTGCTCGTGGATTAAAAAGTGGTAGAGGAGAAAAACATTATCGTCCAATCACAGAACAACAATTAAAAGAGTGGGGAGTAAAATATCACGAGTTGTGTTTTAAAGGACACAACGGAGATTACTTCATAGATGATAGTGGAATAAATGCAAAGGAGTTTTTTAGTGAAGAGTTATAAGAATAATTCAGTTAAATGGTGGACAAATGTATGGGAAGATGTTAAACCATTTGATATTTTAACTAATCAAGAAGTATATCAAAAATATATTGATGTAGTAGATTCAATAGAAAGTTATGTGATTACTCTATCTGATGTAAAAACACAAAAGAAAATTAGAAATTGGAATAGAATTGATGAGGGTTCACCTGCAGATATTGTAAAACGAAATAAAAATCGTGATAGTATATATATTCCAATACCATATCAGTTTTATGAAGATTATATGACAGATTGGTTAAACACTAAAAAAATTTTTGAACTATCTTTACAAGATTTAAAAACTCATATAAAAAATAATACTAAGTGGTCATTTGATGGTAGTGATGATGCAAGAAGTTATAATGTGTATAAAACATATAAAGATTATGGAGTAGCAAATCCAGTCTTTAATAATGGAGAAACATATCCTAAACGAAGCACACATATAACTGCATATTGTTTTTTAAATAAAAGTGATGTACCAATTTTATTTAAAAGACCAGAAAATAATATAAATAGATTTTTGGTACAACCAAAAACAGAAGAATTACCATATTTTAAAGGTAAGTATTTAACTTTAGATATAGATATTAAAAACAAATTAGTAAATTTCTTTTTAGAGAACGAACATATAGGAGTGTACAAAGGATGAGGCAAGAGTTTAATATAGTGATACCAATGGCAGGTCGTGGTTCACGATTTACCGAACAAGGATATACAGATTCAAAACCATTTATAGATGTAGATGGTAAACCAATGATACAAAGAGTGATTGAAAATCTTAATTTGGAATTTGATGAAAAATATAAATTCATATTGATTTGTTTAAAAGAAGATTATACACGATATGATTTTAGTAAGTTTCAAGATTGGATTGGTCATAATAGATATGATGTTGTTGTGTTAGATGATGTTACAGAGGGGGCTGCACAGACCGTTTTAATGGCAAAAGATTTAATCAATAATGATACACCAATAATGACAATGAATTCAGACCAATTAATGGATTATAATCCAGAGGAAATGTTTAAATTATTTGAAAATTTTGATGCAGGAATTCCATGTTTTTACGGAGAGGGAAATGCTTGGAGTTATGCAAAATGTTTACCAAATGGATATGTAGAAGAGGTTGCGGAGAAAATACAAATATCAAATAATGCAACTGCAGGATATTATTATTGGAGTAAAGGTAGTGATTTTGTAAAGTATGCAGAACAAATGATTGAAGAGAATAGTAGAACGAATGGTGAGTTTTATGTTGCACCAGTTTATAATTGGGCAATTCGAGATGGAAAAAAGATTGGAATTTATATGGTGGATAAATTATATTCATTAGGAACACCAGAACATTTAGAGGAATATTTAAGTGTATAAAATAGCAGTAATGATAAATGGCCATCCAAAGTACTTGGATATAACACAACAATTATTTAAACATTGGAATACTTTATATGATAATTTTAAATTTGATTTTTTTGTTTCTACTTGGGAAGATGATACAGATTATAGTGATTGGGATTGGATAACAAAATGGGAAAGATTAAAGGAAGAAGATTGTCCTTATGATTTAAAAAATCACTACGAAGGTAGACATCAACCACACTATTGTTATACATTTAAAAAAGTAAATGAATTGAGAAATTCATATGATGAGGAATATGATGCAGTTTTACAAACACGAAGTGATGTTATTATATCACGAAAGGCCTTAGATGATATGTTATCAAAAATCACAGCAGTACGAGGTGATGGTGATGAAAGAATAAATCCACAATTATCATTAAGAAATATTTTTTCAATAAGTGGAACTTTTATTCATAGTGTTTTTACAGATGAAGGTAAATTACACCAAGATTTGTGGACACACGATTATTATTTTTTTGGAAAACCAGAAGTTTTTGATATATTTGCTGGTATGTTTGATTATATTTTTATAGATGAAAAATATGATGGTATAGTAATGATGCATATTTTTCAAGCTGAGTATTTGCATACAATGGGAATTTATAATTCAGCTTTAAAAGGTGATGTTCCATTACTTATTCGTGAACCATATAGGTTTGCTCCTGCAGAAACACATACAAATGCAGGATGGCATAAAAAACATCCATCACCTTATCAATTACAAAAAATAATTGATAAACAAGGATTAGATTGGATTTTTAGGAAAGTTAATTGGAAAGATATGGTAAATTTTTTTAGTGAAACAAAGAAATAACATTTGTAATTAGGATATTTAAATGGATAAAAAACGAATAGCAATTTGTTTCTTTGGTCAAACAAGAACATTTCAAACAATAGAAGAAACCTATAAGAATTTATCACATGATGAAATTGAGTTTGATTTTTTTGTTTCTACTTGGGATGACTTTCAAGATAAATCACAATTTGATTTTTGTAAAGGAAAAGAGTTTATAGACCCGAATATTATTGAGTTTAAAAACAATACTGATAGAGCAGCATATACAATTCATAGAGTTAATTTACAAAAGTCAAAATATGAATTAGAAAATAATTTTATTTATGATTATGTTATGTGGACAAGAAGCGAAATAGATTTTAATCAAGATGATTTGGTAGATTTTTTCAAAGAGAAGTTTATAGAACATACAGATTTAGAAGTGAATCTTCATAGTCATTTAAGAACAGATGAACAAGAATATTATTATGCTCCTGCTGATTATTTTTTTATGGGAACATCATTATCGTTTGATTTATATTCAACAGGTTGGAAATTATATTTTAAAAGATGTGATAATTTTGAACAAGGAAAAGCTGGTGGTCATAACTTTCACGCGTATATAATTAATAAACTGCCATTTAATTTACAAGTTCGTGATATACCACATAAGTTTCAATTTAGTAAATTACACGAAAGGGAAGTAAGTTGAAACCCATAACATACGCATATTTAGAAACAACAAATTATTGTAATTTAGATTGTAGTTTTTGCAACCGAGTGGATGTAATTGGCCCACTAAAACATATGAGTTTAGAAGATTGGGGTAAGTTACTAAATGGTATCAAACACCATCCAATTGAAGAAGCAAAACTTATGGGGATGGGTGAACCCTTGTTACATCCACAATTTGATGAAATTTGTAGAATGTTCAAAGAAGTATTTCCGAAATGTAAATTAATTGTTGCAACAAATTGTCAGTATAATATCAAAGAGGGATTGGAGTTTAGAAGAAAGTTTCAAGAATGTTTAAAGTATATTGATGTATTATATTTTTCTATTGATGGTTGGGATGAGAGTTATGAGAGAGATAGAGCTCCAGCAAAATGGAGTAAGTTACTTAAATTCTTAGAAGATTTTAAAACTATCAATCGTTATGATTGTGATTGTGTTGTGAATTATGTAGTGAATGCTTATAATGTAGATGATATAGAAAAGGTAGATGGTTTGAGAAAAGAAAATAACTTAGGAGTATTGAGATTAAACATTGCACAAATTTGGGATGAGGAAACGAAGATGAGTGATGATTTAGCAACATCAGGTTATACAATAGAACAATTAGATTACTTGAGAGATACTTGGAGTGATAACATTATGGGTAAATCCAAGTGGGATTTCAAAGATTGTTTTTGGGTAAAAAATGGATTATACACTACAGTCGAAGGTCATGTAAAAATGTGTTGTTTAAATACAGGTGCAGAACCTTTTGGTAATTTATTTGAAAACTCAATAGATGAGGTTAGAAAAACAGAAGAGTATCAAAATGTAAAAAGAGGTTGTGAAACAAACAATCCTACATCACATTGTAAAAATTGTTCTTATAAAGAATTAACACCGATATTATCTCATGTGGGGGTACAATGAAAACTTTAGTTGGAATTGGTTGTTCACACACAGCAGGAACTGCTTTTTTAAAAGGCCTTAGTAGAAGTAAAGATGGTTCATGGTTGGGACTTACTGGTGATTGGGCATCAAAAGCCTTAGCAAAAAAATACCACTATGGTGAACCTACTATGGAGTGGGTAACTAATAATTTAACATGGATGGCAAAACTTAACAATTATTTACAATATGATAAAATTGTTAATCTTGGTGTGGGTGGACAGGGATTAGAGGTGAATATTATGAACATGAAATTATATATTGATAAACAAGAAGATTTATCTAACCATATCTTTATACATCAAATTCCAGGTCTAAGTAGAGTAAATGTTTTTCATCGTGATACCAAAGAATGGAAATGGACACCTATTAAAGATTTTATAAAGTTAAGGGGTTCAAGTTCCATGAAATTTGTTGATTATTATTTTAACGAAGATTTTTATACTTTAAATAATTTTTACGAAATATATTATCTACAAAAACACATTGAAAATCTTGGTGGAAAATATTATTGTTTCAGTTTTGATGGAGAAGGGCCACTTCAATCATATTCAAGAGAGTTTTGGGATAGTGATAAAGAAATTCTTTCACTTGATAGATTTGAAAAGATAAATGATATAATTCAACAAGATTTAATTTATTTTGAAGGTAAATTACAAGCTCGTAAATCTTTTAGAAAAGTTGTATTAGATATTAATTGGTTATCAATGATAAAATCTAATAATAGAGTGTTTCATGGTAAGAGATTATATGAACAGGGGTTATTAAAAGGTGATGGTCATTTTACTGAAGATGGTAATGAAGTTATTGCTAAGTTAATATGGAATTCTATAAAATGAAAAAATATTTAAAAAACATAAAAAGAAAATTTGATTTAGAAGATAAATCTAAATATGATTATGTATTGAATCAGAGTGAAAGAACTAAACATCTACCTGAAGAATTATATCAAGAATTTTTAAGTACTTTAACTCAAGAAGATTTTTTCTTTTATCCACATTTAAAAAACTTCAAAGAAAAGTTATCTAAATTTTATGGAGTAGAAAGTAATCAAATATTTATATGTGCTGGTTCTGATGTTGGAATCAAATCGGTGTTTGAAACCTTTACGAATAAAGGTAAGGTCATTTCATCAGAACCGGCATTTCCTATGTATAAAGTTTATTCGGAATTGTATCAATGTGGTTACATACAAGTACCACATGAAAAAAATTTTACAATCTCAATAGATAAACTATTATCATGGATAACTTGGGATACTCAATTAATTGTATTGGCAAATCCAAATAGTCCAATGGGTGAGTATAAATCCTTTGATGAGATACGAATATTATTGGAACAAGATGTTCCAGTATTGATTGATGAGGCATATGTAGAGTTTACTGATAATGAAAGTATGATACAATATATTAATGAATATTCTAACTTAATTATTACAAGAACTTTCTCAAAAGGATTTGGGGCAGCAGGATGTAGAGTGGGTTGTGTAATATCTAATAAAGATAATATAGACCTAATTGGTAAATTTAGGCATATGTATGAGATATCTGGAGTATCAATGAAGTATTGTGAGTTTTTATTGGATAATTATAATTTAGTTGAAACTTATGTTGAAGATGTAAAAGAAGAAAAAAAGAAATTAATTTCAAAGTTAAGTAGTTATTATGAAATTATAGATTCGAATTGCAATTGGATACATTTTAATAATGAGATTGATAATGTAGATACAATGAGAACTTTTGAAAATTATAAAGTATTAGTTAAATATAGTTCAGTTCCACATGATGATAGAAAAAATTGGTGTAGATTAACTATACAACCAAATATATCTAAAGAAAATTTTTTTAAGGAATTATTAAATGTATATAGATAATGAAAATGAAAAATTTTTAGAGAAATTTTTTGAAAACCATAAGGTGTTTTTGTGTAAGGATTTAGATTGGGGATATTTTTGTAATATGTCAAATAACAATATTCGTACAAGAATTCAGTATTTATTTTCGGAACATGGTTTTTTTAATTATACATTAAAAGAATTAGATAAATTAAATAAGATTGCTTTTTGGCCCCATGTAGAATCTGAAGATAATCCAGACTTACATACTCAACAACGATATATCTGTCAAGAAATAATTGATGATAATATTTTTAATCCAGTTCATGTAAGTTTAAAAACAAAAACAAAACGAAAAACTTATAATTTAACTTCGCCGCGGTTGTATAAAACTAATAAGGGGTACTTTTATGATGAATTACTCAAAGGACCGGGATATCCTAATCTTATGATTTCAACACATCCAGGACATACGAGAACGGTTGCTTCAACTTTTTTAAAAAAGAATTTAACTAATAGTTTGATTTATATAAATAAACAACATTATTATGAAAATATGATATCTGGAGATTTAGAAGAAATAACTAATGTTAATCAATTATTTCCACTTTGGAAACCATATAAAAAAGTTAATCCTGATTTAATACAATTTAGTTTTATATTAAATCTGAAACATAGTAGTTTAAAAACCCGTGGAGGATTAATGCCTTTGATAAAAGATTGTTACACTAAATATCATAAGGAAACGGATTCTTTTGTTTTAAAGTTATGGCGATTGGATGCTTTCATAGGTGGTAGAAACCAGGATTTATTACATACACCACATTATTTACAAGAAGTTTACAAATCTTCACAAAAGATAGCTGAAACTTTATTTGAAAAAAAATTAACAATTTATACGAATTCTAAAGAAGATGTTAAAAACTATTTTTTAGATATTAGAAAAAATTTGATTAAGAAAGCAAAAAATAAATATAATCAATTATTTAAGTTAGAAGTTGATATTCAAAAAGATTTTGATTTTGATGTTGTGGTGGTTGAGGATAAACCTAATGATATTTCAAAATTAAATGAAAATAAAGGTTTTGCAATATGGATTGATAAAAGTATCTTAAAGGATATAAATCGAGAAATTTATGAATTTATTGTTTTTGCAAGACACGATATAAAATCATCAGAAACAAAAGATGGAAAGATATCAATAACGAATTGTAGAGATGTAGGAGATAAAAAGTGGATAATCCACAAAGAATTTTATTCATAACACCAATTGCTGGAGTAACACTTGAGGCACAAGAAAAAGCATATAAACGAGTATTAGAGAAAACGTATGAAAACATTAAATAACTTTTTAGAGAATCACCCGTTGGCCAGGCACATAAAGAGCTTTATATTTGATAATAAGTATTTAAGTGCACTTAATTACATAATAGAAAATAAACCAAAGTTTGTCGTTGAGTATGGTGGAGGACAATCTACTTGGTTACTTTCAGAATTAATAAACTACTTAGATTATGGTGGTAAAGTAGTTGGTTATGAAAATAATGAATATTGGTACAATGACCATATTAAAAAAGGATACAATAAATATAATAATATAAAACTTGTTGATATTGTAGAAGATACATATAAATCAGAAGATAATGATCATTATGATATAACACGCGGAGTTAGGTATATTCATCCAATAGAAGATATAGAGGGTGTTGATTTTGTTATTATAGATGGACCTGATTTAAAACAATTTCAATCGGGCCCGAATACAACATTTAATTTAATGGATATTGTTAATCATTTAGGTTATGAAATTCCATATTTTATTGATGGCAGATCAGGAACAAGAGATTTTTATGGAAACAATACAGACCACCCACATGAATTTGGATTAGATTATAAAACCGATATAGGAGATACAAAAGAAATATGAAGATAATAGCTGAATTGTGTCAAAATCACAATGGAGATATGGGTTTATTAGAAACTATGGTTAGGGATGCTGTACTTAATGGTGCAGATATTCTAAAAATACAAACTATTAAAGCAGATTCATTATTATTATAGGGATAGATTTTGCGAGATTTAATTATACGGCCGAATGTAAACGACAAACACGATACGGAACATATACATTTCGAAGATAGTGATATTATTTATTATGATGAGAAACTCGAATGGGTTGATATTATTAATAATGTAGGTATGATGAAATCTTTAAATGAAGTACAAACAAAAAAGTTATATGATAGAGTTATTCTCACAAAGAATATTAAAAAGATAATAAAATTTAAACCAGTAAGTAGATATACGATTTATTCATATGATATTAAATGTACGGAGAAATCCTTCTTTGGTAAAAATAATGTTTATACAGAAAATTTATCGTTAAGAGTGCCAAATACGTGGGATTGGTATTCAGATTCTTTAACTTTTGATATGATATCTAATGTAAATAATAGAGTGTGGAATGTTTTACAGAATTCCATTTCCCACTCTGATAGTCATAAATTTTTTGCATTATTGAATATGTTAAATATACACATAGAACAGGTAGATTATGAATAAGATAGCAATACAATTAGCAGGACAAGTAAGAGATTGGGAAAAATCATATTATGATTGGGTAGATTTTAAATCAAATTTAGAAAAAAAAGATTTTGATATTGATTTTCATATTTGTACTTGGGAAGATGAATATACTAAAGAATGCAATTTTGATTTCATAGAGACTGTTAATTTAGTTCCTATAAATACAGAAATGATATCTTTTAATGTAAAGCCCGGCGTTGGTACAAATGAAGAAAAAATGAAACCGGTTCGTAGAGACCAAACACCATATGGTATGATTCCTTTTTCTTATTTACAATATTGGGGCAGTAGATATAGAAGATTATATCAAAAACAAAATAAAATAGAATATGATTTTATAATTTTAGCAAGACCCGATATATATTATGAAGGAGATATATCTTTTGCAGAATTATTTTCAGAAGATTGGGAAGCCCCAGACCCAGAACCAACTTCACCAGGAAAGAATTTCAAAAATTCTCATTTTACAATTTTTATGCCACAGGGAATTAATAATGCTGTTGATGGACACACAAGAATATCTAATGATTTGTTATTTATGGGAACTGAAGAATCTATTAATTTATTTAGTAATGGGTTTTTACATTGTTATTTACAGACATCAAAAAGTTTTAATTCGACAAATCATACTTTACCCGCCATGGTTTGTATGAAAACAAATTTACACGATAGAAATGTCCTGTCATACAAGAATCCATTGGTTCGTTACATTAAGTAGGATAGTTGGGGAAAAGAATTACATCGATATATAAAGGAGAACTATGATATTTAAAAAAATAAAACTATGGTTTCGAAAATTTAAAGAAAATAGAAAATTTAAAAAGAAACTTGAAGAACTTAAAAAACGAGACCCGTTTATTTACAAATGAACGAGAAAGAATTCTTTTTAGAATTATTTCCACAAGAATATGAACTTCTTGATATAAAAAACTTCAAAGATTTTGAAAAAGTCCCATTTCATTTTGTAAAAGATTTGGAAGAATTAAATAAACCAAGAGAAGAAGAAGAGGGGCCAGTTTGTGAGTGTGTTGGAGAGAATACAAATAAAGCATTAGTGTTATATTTTCAATCAATTATAAATAAAGGTATTGAATTACCTATCTTTATTAATACAAAGAATCAGATTATGGATGGACATCACAGAATTCAGGCATATTATTTACTTGGTAGAGAAGAAATCCCTATATATCGTAATAAATTAACAAGAAATCATGGTTTTTGTTGGAAAACGGGTGTAGAAGGTAGAAGAAGATTACGATTAAAATCTTGGTAAATTTTATTATTTAATATTTATAATTGTAACAATATATTCGAAAGAACAGTATGATTAAATTAAAAGATTTACTATTAGAAGGAGTTGATGATCCAGGCATACTTAAATGTGTGTTTCTTGCAGGTGGGCCTGGAAGTGGTAAGACTTATATGACTAAAGGATTATTTGGAGTACCCGATAGATTAAATATTTCTCAAAGTGGAATGAAAATGGTAAATTCAGATAAGGAATTAAAATTTTTATTGAGAAAATTCGGATTTGGTACTGATTTAGATAAAATGCCCGATGAAGTATTTCAAAATCTTACCACTTCAAAAGAAAAGGGTGGTAGTAATCTAAGACAGTTTGCAAAAGAGTTGACTGCACAAAGAAAGAAAAAGTATCAAAGTGGTCGTTTAGGTATGATTATTGATGGTACGGGAGATGATTTTAAAAAAATTGCAAGAATGAAAAAAGAAGTAGAAGGTAGTGGATATGATACTTATATGATTTTTGTCAATTGTACATTAGAAGTAGCATTACAAAGAAATGAAAAAAGAGATAGAGTATTACCTCAAAAAATTGTAATGGATTCACACAGAGCAGTGATGCAGAATCTTGGGGGTTTATCGGGGTTATTTAGTGGAAATTTTATGATTGTAGATAATAATAAGGATTTAGATGAGAAAAGGGCAATTAAAAGATTTAATATGTTGGTTAAGCAAGGTCTTAACAAGTTTATTAACAAACCTCTCAAAAACCCAATCGGAAAAAGTTGGATTAGAAAACAAAAAATCCTCAAAAAACAAGGAAATTAAAATGTTAACAACATTTGATGAGATTATTGAGTTAACTTTAGAACATGAAGGTGGTTACGTTCACGATCCGAAAGATTTAGGTGGTGAAACTAATTTTGGTATTGCAGGTAGATTCTATCCAGATGTAGATATCAAGAACCTTACTAGAGAAGGTGCTAAAGATATCTATAGAAAAGATTATTGGGATAAAAATAAAGTAGATGATTTACCAGATAATTTAAAACACATCTTTTTTGATATGTGTGTGAATCAAGGTAGAGGAACTGCCGTAAAGATTTTACAACGAGCCTGTAATGCAAAAGGTGCAGATTTGGCTATTGATGGTGGATTCGGGCCAGGTACTAAAGGTGCGGTTGAAACCTACAAACCATCTGTAGAAAGAGTTCGTTGTTATAGATTAAAACATTATTATGATTTAGTAAATAAAAAACCAGAACAAGAGAGATTTTTGTTTGGTTGGTATCGTAGAGCTTTATCAGTATGATAAAAATAATTAATTAGGAGATAAAAAATGGCAACAGCAACACAAGGTTCATTTGTAGGTAGAACTGCAGCAACTGTAAAGGATAATGCAAAGTATAAAAAAGTACTTACTAAGACCGCGGTTGATTACTATATGACAGGTTCAGAATTAAGTTCGGCCGGATTTATAGTTGAATCGGCAGGAGATACAAAATTATCTTTTGTAGGTGGCGGTCAAATCGGCGCAGATGCAGTTACTGCTAAAACACTTTATGAAATTGGAGTTTCAAGAGTGAGCGGTAGTGGTACAGTTCACTTGGTATTCTAATAGAATGAATGAGTTAACAAAGTGGTTAATTAAAGATTTTGTTAATGAGGGAGTAGATTTACCAGTTGAGATAGGTGATACTGTTAAAATGGGTAGATTTAAAAATAAAAAGGTTGTTGTTAAGTCTATTGCTTGGAATGAAAGGGGTGACTTACTCATAAATGGCCGACCCGCATTAAAATTCAGAGTTATTGAACCTGAAACTGAAGTTGTTGTGCCTTCACCCAGCAGGAAAGGTATAGATAAAAATAAAACTGATAGATTGAGTGGTTATAAGAAAGTAAAGAAATTAGATGAAGTTGTAAATAGACCAAAAATTAAAAAGGCATTACTAAAATTGGTTGATAAGAACTTAATACCAAGAGCTTATATAAAAAATATTAGAAAATTACAAGTTTTCCTTACTCACAATCCAGCTATAATGACACAATTATTGAGATTACTTGGTGAAGAAGTTAATGAACAAAAAGAAACCAAACAAGTAGTAGGAATATATGGTGGTAGATTTCAACCATTTGGGCCTCATCATAAAAAAACTTATGAATGGATGAAATCAAAATTTGATGATGTTTATATAACAACTTCTAATATTAAAAAACCACCTAAACATCCAATGAATTTTAGAGAAAAAGTTCGTCATATGACTAAAATGGGAATTCCTAAGAATAAAATTATACAAGAAAAAACACCGTATGTTGCAACAAATACAATGAAAAAGTTTGATAAGGAAACTACTGCCGTTGTTTATGCTTTTGGAGCAAAAGATGCTGGAAGATTGACAAGTGGAAAATATTTTCAAAATTATAAAAAGAATAAAAATAATTTAGAAGGATTTTGGAAACATGGATATGTTATTACAGCACCGCACGTTTCAATGAAAGCAGCTGGTATGGAAGTAAGTGGAACTGTAATGAGAGATTTACTTGGTTCACCAGAATATGAGGATGATAGAGAACGAAGATTTAAAAAATTCTTTGGTTATTTTGATAAAGGTGTTTACAATATGATGACTAATAAATTTAGAAAATTATATGAGTTTTTTAATCAATCAAGTGTAAAAAATATAATAAAAGAAGTTAGTGCATTTAATTCAAGTTTTAAGGCATCAAGTTTATCTGATGAGGGTATGTATGATTTTTTCGCTTCGTTTGCCGATTATAAAAGAATATCACCCAGACATGCAAGAATTTTAGGATGGGAAGTATTGGCTGATATTTTAAACGATAAGGCAGAAGGAGTTGTTGATCCTGCATTTGATTATACTTTTGCATCTATGGAAAGACCCGCTACGGTTTCTTTTGGTAGAACGGTTAATCAAAATACAAAAAATACCGATAGTGTTGATAATCCATTTCCAAAGTGGAAAACCCATATAAATAGTATAGTTGATAAATTGGGTTGGGAAGTTATAAAATGGTTCGGTGAACCTACAGCTAAGATGAAAGATTCACATACCTTTGATATGAAAGATAGTACTAAAAGTGTAGATAAAATTAAAAAATTACAAGAAAGTTATCAAAAAGATGTTGAATTATTTATCGAGGCAGCCTGTGGTGTTGGCCAAAATCCAGAGGATACAGGATGTACACCAAAAGATAAATCACTAACAAAGGGGAAATCTACGAAAGTTGATCCTAATCAAGATGACTCTACACAAGAAAAAACCATTAATCAAAATAAAAAACAAATAAAAGTCGGCAAGGATTTAAAAGAAGATTTAGATTTTATATTAGAACAAAGAGATAAAGTTCGTTTAAAAAGTGGTGGTGGTTCTAACTCACCATCGATTCAAGATGTAAAAGATTTGCAAATATTCACACAAGAAAGAATGTTGCAAGATGAAAGAAGGTTAGAAGCTGAAGAAAAGGGTGAAGAATTTAATGAAGAACCTTATGTTCATCCAGATATAGTTCAAAGAGAAGTAGATGATGCAACTTTGGATAGGGCTATAGATTATTTAGAAGAAAGTTTAGAACCAAAAGATTATGAAGCTCTGATAAAAAGATTTGCAAAAGGTGGGGCAGTTTCTGCTCATTTAACAAAAATACCAAAATTGAAAAGGGGGGAGCCAGGTTATCCTGGGTTAAACAAAAACTCGCCTGGTTATAAAAGAGCAAGAGAAATAATTAGATTATATCTTAAAAATGATGCTAAAAGTCCAGTTACAGGTAAACCACTACCACTTAGTCATATGGAGCCAGACCATAGAATTCCATTTTCAACTGCTGAAAGTGATGTAGTGGATTCAGGTAAGTTTAAAGGTTTATCATTAAAAGCAAAAAAACCAGCGGATGGCAATTCAATACAAGAAATAATGAAAAAGAGAAAAGGTCAATTAACCGATTATGACAAAAAAGTAATTACTGCTTTAGAACCTTTACAGGCAAAATATGATGATCCTACTTCAAATATGGATTTGATGGCTGGCCCTGTAAATCAATTTAAAGGTTCGTTAATTAATGATGAGTTATTAACTTCTATTAGAAAGAAACTTGCTGAGAATCCTGAAGAAAAACGATTACAAGATGAATATACATCAGAGAGAAAAAGATTATTAGAAAATTATCATAGAGATGCTGTTAGAAATGGAAGTGTACCACCATACCATGAATCAGTCATTAGAGATGCAGACAAGGTTGAAACTAATGCTATTATGAAAGCACATAATTATTACCATCCTGACGCTGACAATATGAATACCTATTTAAAAGGTAGAAAAGATAAGGGTATAGAACCAGATCCTGATTATTATGAAAAGGTAAAGGAGTTTTGGGCGAAAAAAGGAGTTAAATTACCAGATAGTGTAGCTGATATTGATTATAAAAAACCACCTTTTAATCAGACAATGACTATTTATGTTCAAGCTGGTAGAGGTAGAGGTGGTGCTAAAAGGAGACCAACACCAAAAGATCATGAGTATATGGTAAAAGAATTTCAAACACAGAACTATTTTGGTAGTACACTTCAAGAAGATAAAGAACAAGAACAAGTTATTGATGATGCTAGAAAAAAGGTGAACAAGACATTAGATATGAAACGAATTAAAATATTAAAACTTCAATTAGATGATCCAGATTTAACACCTATAAAAAGACGAAACAGACAAAAAGAATTAGATTCGCTAACATCTTTATATGGTGAAGAAAGTACTAAAGTTAATAAAGCGTTAAAGGCTGAAGATAGAGCATTTTGGAAAAATAAATTTCAAAAATTACAAGAAAGTTATCAAAGAGATGTTGAATTTTTAATTGAAGGCGGTGCTTATGGACATATGGCACATCCATTCGATGATAATAATCTCACATTTTCAGATTTGAAAACGATAATTATTAATGGGTTAGGTGGAAAACTTGATCGAGAAGATAATGTTACAGAGAAACTTGATGGTCAAAATTTAATGGTTAGTTGGGTTGATGGTGAATTGAGGGCAGCTCGTAATAAAGGACACTTGAAAAATCATGGTAAAACTGCTCCTACCACGCGTGGTATAAAAAGTATGTTTAGTGGTAGAGGTGAGATTGAAAAGGCTTTTGTAGGAGCTATGAAAAATTTAGAAAAGGCCATTGGTAGTTTAAGTGATAAACAAAAAGATAGAATATTTGGTAATGGGTCTAAATGGATGAATTTGGAGATTATGTATCCTAAAACTGCTAATGTGGTAGATTATGATGTTGCAGAAATTATATTTCACGGTTCAATAGAATATGATGATAGTGGTAAACCAATTGGACAACCAAAAGATAGTGCTAGAATGTTAGCGGGTATGATTAAACAAACGAATCAACATATACAATCAATGTTTAGAATTGGAAAACCAAATTTCTTAACCGTACCTAAACATCAAGATTTTGGTAAGATGAAAAATAAGTTTTTAGGACAATTAAAGAAATTACAATCACACTATGCATTAAAAGATAACAGTCGGTTGGGTGAATATCACGAAGCGTGGTGGAGAGAATATGTTTTTAATGCATCTAAACAATTTAAGGTTAGTTTAAAACCAAATCAGTTTGTTAGTTTGGTTAATAGATGGGCATTCTTTGATAAATCATATAAGATTAGTGATATTAAAAAAGATTATAAAGATAATTCTAAATTTTTAGATTGGATATTAAGTACGGATAAGATGGATCACCAAAAGATTTTCAAACAAAATATTAAACCATTTGAAATATTATTTTTTGGTGTTGGTGCAGAAATATTGAAAAATATTAGTGGATATATGGCAGCCTCGCCAACTGCAACCACACAAAAGATGAGAAAGGAAGTTATCAAAGCTTTTACTGATTTAAAAAGTGGTGGTAATATAGATAAATTAAAGAAATTAAAAATACAAATTGAGAAATTAGAAGCAATTGGTGGATTAGATGCAATAGTTCCAAGTGAAGGTATCGTTTTCAAGTATAAAGGAAAGATATATAAGTTCACAGGAGCATTTGCACCAATCAATCAAATACTTGGTAGTTTGAAATTTGGATAGGAGTTACAATGGGATATAGTAAAGAATCAGAAAGACAGAATGATGTATTAAAAGATTTATTGGCGGGACGAGAACCTGAAAAGCGGATAGTGGTTGGGTATAATAGTGGTAAAGAACCTGAAAAACACGGTGACAAGATAGATAAACTATCTGATATAATGAAAGAGGCTAGGATGCCTTGGTTCTGTCCAGAATGTAAAAAAACAATGAAGAAAAAACTTGATAATAAGTTTTGGAGAATAAAAGGACATTGTTTTGATTGTCAAGTTGAGATGGAAAATAAACTTCGTGTTCAGGGTAAATGGGAAGAGTATGAAAAGAATAAAATATTAGAAAATAAAAAGGCATATTTAAAAGATTTAAAACAAAGTATTGATGAATTTGAGGCAAAAGGTGGTAAGGAAGTATTTTTTAATGAAGTTGGAGTGGATAGAGTAGGAGTTGAGAAAGAAGAGTGGTCGATGGGAGAAGATAATTTTGATAAACTTGTTAAGGAAGCTAGAGAGTATATAGTAGAACTTGAAACGGAGTTAGAAGATGAAAATGTACAATAGTAGGAAATTAATATTACCTGAAGATGTAGTATTTGAATTGATGGATATGACGACAACTCTTGGTGAAGTTGCAGAAGAGTATCATCGTAAAGTTGGACATGATGAAGGAATTGAAGATATTTTGGAAGTTTATCATAGAATTATAGGAAAATTAATGGATTTACAAGAATATGAAGAATTTGAGAAAGAAACTGTAACAATGGATGAACTTGTACATGGTGCAGGTCTTTCGTTTTTAGGAGAAACTAAATGACAAAGGTGTGGCAAGCAATATTGGGATTTTTAGGGGGACTATTAGCTGTATTAGGGCTAGGTACTTTATTTTCAGGGAAGAAAAAAGAAGAAATTAAAAAACTCGATGATGTTATTAAACAAAAAGACAAAGAAGTTAAGCAAACTGAGAAAAAAGTTAAGCAACTTGAGTCTAAGAAGAAAATAAACAAAAAACAAGTGAAAAAATTGAAAAAAGAAGTTGAATCTACTAAAGTTGATATTAAAAGGGCTCAAAAAGCCTCTGAAATCGGTGATGTAGATGAGGCAATAAACTTTTTGAAGAAATTTTCCAAGTAAACTGATATATATGTATATATGAAGAATTTAATCAAAATATTATTATTTATAGGTGTAGGAGTGGGTTTTTCACAAGAAAAGACTTATAACTTTACTGAAAAACAAATTTTGGGATTTACCAAAGAAATAACGGATTTGCAGGCTAAAGATAGTTTAAATACTAAAATTATCAATGATCTCAACTCTATTATTAAGGAATTAGAAGAAAGTGCCCAAACAGATTCAGTAATACTCGTAAATAAAGATAAAACGATTGCAGATTTGGAAGAAAAGTCAAAATTGATAGAAAAAAAGGTAAAATTAGTAAAACCATCTTGGTATGAAAATAAATGGTTATATTTTACATATGGAGTAGTGTCCGTCGCGGTACCTGTGTACCTTGCCGGCCAATTAATAAACTAATGTCTGATAATATAACACCACTTAAGGAAGTAATTAAACAAGAGTATGTGAAGTGTGCTAAAGATCCTGCATATTTTATGAAAAAATTCTGCATGATCCAACATCCAATACAAGGGAAAATACCATTTAGTCTTTATGATTTTCAGGAGAAGACGATAAACGAATTTATGCAGCATAGATTCAATATATTGTTGAAAGCTAGACAGTTAGGTATTAGTACATTAACTGCTGGTTATTCTTTATGGATGATGACATTTCATCAAGATAAGAATGTTCTTGTGATTGCTACAAAACAAGATGTTGCAAAGAATTTGGTTACGAAAATCCGAGTTATGCACGCAAATCTACCAAGTTGGTTGAAACAAAGATGTGTGGAAGATAATAAATTAAATTTACGTTATGTAAATGGTTCACAAGTAAAGGCAGTCTCATCAGGTCCAGAAGCCGCTCGTTCTGAAGCTCTATCATTATTGATATTGGATGAAGCGGCATTTATTGATAAGATTGACGAGATATGGACAGCAGCACAACAAACACTTACAACGGGTGGTAGTTGTATTGCACTTTCTACACCAAACGGAGTTGGTAATTGGTTTCATAAAAATTGGATTGAGGCAGAAGAAGGTAGAGGTATGTTTAACTTTGTAAAGCTTCATTGGACGGTTCATCCAGATAGAAATCAAGAATGGAGAGATGAACAAGATACTTTGTTAGGATTACAGAGTGCAGCTCAAGAGTGTGATTGTGATTTTTTAACTTCTGGAACTTCTGTTATTGATGGTAATATTTTAGAACAATGTAGAGAATCAATGGTCAGGGATCCATTAGAAAAGCGTGGTGTTGATAGTAATTTGTGGATATGGGAGCCACCAAATTATACAAAGAGTTATGTGGTTTGTGCAGATGTTGGTCGTGGAGATAGTGCAGACTATAGTGCATTTCATGTTATTGATGTAGAAAAAGTAGAACAAGTAGCAGAATATAAAGGCAGGATTCCTACAAAAGATTTTGGTAATATGTTAGTGAGTATTTCAACAGAATATAATGATGCACTACTTATTATAGAGAACAATAATATTGGTTGGGCAACCATCCAACAAGTAATAGATAGGGATTATCCTAATCTATTTTATACGAGTAAAGATTTACAATATGTAGATGTTCAACATCAGTTGAATAATCGATATAGAGCAGTAGAAAAAAATATGGTGGCAGGGTTTAGCACTACTGCACGAACTCGACCTTTGATTATTGCAAAGTTAGAGGAATATTTTAGAGATGAATCAGTAGTGGTTCGTTCTAATAGACTGGTAGATGAATTATTTACATTTATTTATCTAAATAATAGAGCAGAAGCAATGAGAGGATATAACGATGATTTAGTTATGTCTTTTGCTATTGGTTTATGGGTTCGTGATACCGCTTTAAGATTACGAACAGAAGGAATTGAATTAACAAAAAAGACACTTGATAGATTTCAAGATGTTGATGGTCTATACACTCCTGAAGACAATGATAACGGTGAATGGGAATGGGAAGTAGGCCAAGATAGAAAGAAAGAGTCTTTAAAATGGCTCTTATAACTAACAAAGAGGTAAAAAATGGCTGACAAAACATTATTCGGTAGACTAAAACGATTATTTAGTACAAATGTAATTGTAAGAAATGTAGGTGGTAAGAAACTAAAAATAGCCGACACAGATCAATTACAACACGGTGCACGAAGTCATCTTGTAGATAGATATTCAAAAATGCATAGTGGATTGGACTTAATTAGTTCTGGATATTCAACCGTACATCAGGTTATGGCGGCAAGACTTGGATTATTCAAGGATTATGAAACAATGGATTCAGATTCTATAATATCGAGTGCACTTGACATTTATTCAGATGAATCAACAATGAAAAATCCGTATGGACAAGTATTGGAAATTCGTTCAGATAATGATAATATACATGATATACTTCATAATCTTTTTTATGATATATTAAATATAGAATTTAATTTGTGGCCGTGGGTTCGTAATTTAACTAAATATGGTGATTTCTTTTTACATTTGGATATTAATGATAAATATGGAATCACTAATGTTATTCCATTATCACCTTACGAAGTGCTTCGTGCAGAAGGAGAGGATCCAGAAAATCCATACTATACAAAATTTTATTTAGAGACTATGGAAGCTACTCATCCTTATTTACAAAGGAATCAATCTCAACATGGAAAAGTAGAATTTGAAAACTTTCAAATTGCACACTTTAGATTATCAAGTGATAGTAATTTATTACCTTATGGTAAGTCAATGTTAGAGGGGGCTCGTAAAGTTTGGAAACAAGTTACATTGATGGAAGATGCTATGTTAATACATCGTGTAATGAGAGCACCTGAAAAAAGAGTATTTAAAATTGATATTGGAAATATACCACCAAATGAAGTTGACAATTATATGCAACGAATCATTAATAAAATGAAGAAAACACCTTTCATTGATGATAAAACTGGTGATTATAATTTGAAATTCAATATACAGAATCTTACTGAAGATTTCTTTATGCCAGTTCGTGGTGGAGATAGTGGTACTCAAATTGATTCACTACCAGGAATGCAATATGAAACTACTGATGACATAGAGTATTTGAAAAATAGATTATTGGCAGCACTTCGTATTCCAAAAGCATTTCTTGGATATGAGGAATCTCTTGGAAGTAAAGCAACACTTGCAGCAGAAGATGTTAGGTTTGCTCGTACCATTGAAAGAATACAGAGAATTGTAACAAGTGAGTTAACAAAGATTGCAGTTGTCCATCTGTATTCACAAGGATTTACCGATGAAGAATTGGTTAACTTTGAGTTGGGATTAACAAATCCATCTACGATTTATGAACAAGAAAAACTTGAAGTGTGGGGAAATAAAGTTAGTTTGGCTCGTGATGTAAAAGATAATCAATTACTTTCATCTGAATGGGTGTATAAAAATGTATTTAATTTTACGGATGATGATATTGAGAATCTTGAAAAGGAAATAGTAGAAGATCAAAAACAGAAATTTAGATTTAGTCAAATTGAACAAGAGGGTAATGATCCATCGGATAGTGGAGAGGCAGTTGGTACTCCAAGTGATTTAGCCGCTATAGGAACAACACCTTCAGAAGATGGCCAACAGGCGGAACCACCCGATACACCAATGGGTTCAATATGGGATAAAGGTGGAGCTCCTGAAGGTGGATTTGAGGGAGCAGGTAGACCTAAAGAGATGAGCAAATATGGAAAAGATAATAGTGCTCGAGATAGAGATCCTCTTGGAAAAGTAAGTCCACGATTGGCACTTTCTCATTATGATGCTTTGAAAAAATCATTGAAAGGTACTAAGAAAGAGATACTAAAAGAGACAACAGATTCAGAGATAATTGAAAATGAGTATGATGAATTTGTTAAAAAAGATTAACATAATAAATGTATAATTATTTGAAGTTTTTATATTTATATATGTACGAAAATATACGGATTAATGGAGCAATTAATGTCTTATAATAAAAAGCATAATAAAATAAAGAATACGGGTATTCTTTTTGAACTACTTACACGACAAATAGCGGTTGATGTATTGAATAATGAAAAAGATAGTTCAGCAATTAAAATTTTAAAAGAATTCTTCAATGAGAAGACTGAATTAGGTAAAGAAAATCAATTCTATAAGGTTCTAATTGAAAAGAGATATAAAAATCTACACCACGCGGAGATATTAATTGAAGCAGTTATCAAAAATCGTAGAAAATTATCTAATCGTAGGTTAAGAAATGAAAAATATAATCTTATTAAAGAGATTAAAACTGTTTATGATGCAAAAGACTTTTTTAATACAAAAATACCTAATTATAAAATTTTAGCGTCAATTTATAATCTATTTGAAGGTGAATCTTCTCGTGAAGATTTCGGGCCAGTAATAGAAACTGATAGTAAAGTGGTTGTAATGGAGAATATCACGGATAAAACTACAAGTGACGTTAAAAAATCTAAAAATAAAACATTTGATACGTACAATACACAAGAAGAGGATATTAGACTCTTAACTTATCAATTATTAGTTGATAAATTCAATAAAAAATACAGTACACTAAACGAATCACAAAAGAATTTGCTAAGAGAGTATATTAACAATCTATCAAATACTAATTCTTTAAGAGAATTCATAGATGCTGAGGTTATCAAGATTAGAAAACTTTTATCACGACAGTTAACTAAGGTTACTGATAAAATTACTAAAATAAAATTAACAGAGGCAATTATTCATTCAAAAACTGCTACTGGTGGGACTCGTGTAAGAGATTCTCACGTAGTTTCTTTGATGAGATATTATGAATTAGTTAAGGAATTAGAAAATGTCCACAAGAATAAGTAAAAAACGATTTGTTGAATTACTTCGTACTTTAATCAAAAAAGAAATTGATGAAGCATCTACAACTGCAACTGCAGGTGGTGCATATGATACGCCTCGTGCTTTTAGTGGTAAGGGTAAGGATAGAAGAAAGTCAATTGCAAGTGGTAGTGGATTTGAAAAAGTAAATGAATTAAATCAATCTATAACGGGTAATAAGATGTTCATGAAACGAACAATCTTACCAATAACTAAAAAAGCTGGTATTAAGAGAGTAAAGATTAAGATATTGCCCCCACAACTTCCAGATGATAAAGATAAAATAGAACTTTCATTTGATGCAGATAAAGGAATAAATGATAAACTTTTAGATTTATTAAAACAGAAGATTGGTAAAAAAGGTTCTATGAAAAGAAAGAAACTTAATGTAACAATTCAAAAAGAAAGTGGTATTATGTATCGAGCTGGTGTGAAGAAATACGGAAAAGAAGGAATGACTAAAATTCAACAAGCTGCGGGTAGGAAAGCATCACACGCTGAAATAGGTAAAATTAAAGACAAATATGATAAAACACGGGAAATACCAGAATCCGTAAATGAAGGTAAGTTAGATAGAATAGGTTCTCAACTTATTAAAGACCTTGATAAAAAATATAAAAATCAAAAAGGTACTATAAGTACATTTAATAAAATTAAAAAAGATTTGAGAAAGAAAATGCCAAGAGTTAGTGATAGGGTGGCGGGTTCAATTGCAAATCAATATAATGACTTTTTATTAGATAAAGATTTAAATCCCAAAGAAAAGTTAAGACTTATGGTTTTGACTCTGAAAGGCCTCGGTATGAATGAATTTGTAAAAGAAGATACAAAAGATATTGCAAAAGCAAAAAAACTTTCTCAAAAATTACAAGGTATCGAAGGTAAATATCGTAAAGTAATGTATGATTTGAGTGATAGACTACAGGCAGATGATAAAAATCATAAATTACAAGATGAATTGATAAAATCGTATACTAAAAACGTAACCTCTTTTATGAGAGATATGATTAAAATAACGAAAAGGGTTAAATAATGAGACAACTTATAGTAGATTATATCCCATTTGAAGTATCTAAGCATCAAATTAGTGAGGCTATGAAAGAAAATGATGGTAAATTAGTAGTGAAGGGAGTTCTACAGAGAGCAGATGCCAAAAACCAAAATGGTAGAGTTTATCCACGAGAAATTTTAACTCGCGAAGCTAAGAATTATAATAGTAATTTTATACAACAAAAACGAGCTATGGGAGAATTAGACCATCCAGATAGTTCAGTAGTGAATTTACAAAATGTATCTCACAATGTAACAGAAATGCATTTTGAAGGTTTAAATTTGTTAGGTACGGTAGAGATTTTAACTACACCTGCAGGTAAGATTTTAAGAGAATTATTTAAAAATGGAATAAAACTCGGTATTAGTTCTCGTGGAATGGGATCAGTAGAGGTTGTAGATGAAGGTGATGGTAAGCAGCCATCGATGAAAGTTGGTGATGATTTTGAATTAATTGCATTTGATTTTGTTTCTAATCCATCCACACACGGAGCATTTATGCATCCTTTAACGGAAGGTATTAATAGAACTCAAACACAAGGTAGAACTTGTGGTACTTATTGTAAAGCTGAAGATTTAATTAATAAAATTATTCGAGGAGACTAAGATGCCGGCATCGTCTAAGGCACAACAAAAATTTATGGGAATGGTTCACGCTCTACAAAAAGGTGAACTTTCACCATCAGACGTTTCTGATAAAGTAAAAGATGCAGCAGATCAAATGAAAGATTCAGATGCAGAAGACTATGCATCTACTAAACATACGGGTAAACCAGAACACGTTCCAAAAGAAGTTGTAAGAAAACTTCGCGAAATAATTCGTCAAATAGTAAAAGAAAATCCTACAAATTTTCTTAAAAAGGAAGACACAGCTAAAAGAGATTATAAGGCAGAATACAAAAAATTTCAATCATCCACTAAAGCAAAGAAATATAGGGCAGAATTAAATAAGTATAATAGACAAAAGGGTACTTATGGTAATGGTGATGGTAAAGACGCTTCACATAAAGGTGGTAAGATAGCTGGGTTTGAAAAAGAATCTACAAATAGAGGTAGAGCGGAGAAAAGTAGATTGAAAAAAGAATCTTTTTCGAAAAGGTGCACAGTAAAAGAAATATCAAACTGGTTGAAAACGCTTGAAGAATTCAGATATCGTAAAGTTAGAGGTGTAGATGCTAGGAGAGTTGCTTCATTTGTGAATAAAGGAATGAATGAAGAAGATTTACCGATAAGTTTACAAAAGAAATGGGAACATAGAAAATACGGTAGAGAAAAACATTTAGCAAATAAGTATATGGAGTGGGCAAAAAATTCTATAAATGAAGGTTCATCAGATTGGAAGAAGAATTTTAGTTGGGCTAATAAAAAACAACTTAAAGCAATAGGAATGATGATTGATATAGATGATATGGGACTACGTGGTATTTTGAAAAATATGAGGAAAAATCCCAAAGCATTTAAACAATTTGTTAAAGATATTGCAAGGATGCCGGGTATGAATGAATCCCTAAATGAAAGTGCAGTTTCTTTTTGGCAAGATATGTTTCGTCCAGGCCCAATCCCAAAAAAATATATAACTCAGTTGATAAAGAAAAAAGGTGAATTACCATCTAAAAAACATATCAAA